CTCAGGACCTTCTTCCCCATGACCTCGGTCTCTACAGCCTCGATCCTCTGACTCTCACAAAACGGACATTCTCTCGCTTTCATTTCATAACCTCCTTTACTTGTTTTCCCGCCAATGACGGCCATTCTCATCAAGCTCGTCGTCGCCATCGTGACAATCCCACCATTCCGGATCTCCAGCCGGGACGTCCGAGTCATCATACACGACCTCCGGCGGCTGCCGCCTGTCCTCGGCTTCGTACTGCCCTCCATGCGGTATGCGGTTACGGCTCATCGTCTTGCCTCCTTCCAGTCAATATCGTTATTCCTATCACGGCAGCAGCAGCGGCCCACGCCAGGACCGCGCCGCCCACCGTCAAAAGGCCCTTCTCCAGACCGCCGGCCACGCCAAGCACAAACAGCCCGGCCAGCCCACAGACCAACTCTCTGACGGTCCTCATTCCTCGGCACCTCCCACCATCCAGTTGAAGGTTTTCAGGGAGGCCTCCGCATTTTTCAGATCGGTGAATTCCTCGCACTTTACCCCGACCACCAGAATCGGCCCGACAAAGACGTGCCCGAACAGGCGGCAGTTATACGGCATGCCCCGAAGCAGTCCTTCCTCGTTACACAGGATCACGATACCGGGAACGAAGGGAACGTACTCGATATATCCGCCGACCTCCTTCTGAAGGTCCTCCAGTCCCTGCCCGATCTCGACCACGTGGAAACACTCATCGCCAGGATTCTTCTTCAATGCGATCATTTTCTTGCCCATCCTTTCTGCCCTCGTAACCTCCGGGGCGGGAATTTTTACTTTTGGTTCCTGTACTGCCTGATCGCGTAGTTGGTATAGAACATACGGTCAAGCTCATGCTCAAGATGCTGCCGTTCCATCTGAAGGACTTTTCGCCCCCACTCGCTAAGCAGGCAGCCAGAAAGATCATCCTCAATACCTTGCAGCATTTTAAATTCGTTCAGGAATATCCGGCAATCATTGTCAGGGCATTCAACCTGCAAAGCCCGTCCGAGATCTTTCAAATGCTTTCTCATTTTTTGTGCCTCCCTTGTTTTGATGTCTATACCTTACCATAGCTGTATACTTTTGTCAATACCTTTTTTATATATTTTTTACATCTTTTTGATAAAAAGAAAGAGGCCAGGGACTCGGCCCCAGCCTCTAACTTCAATATTCTATTTTCCGCATCACTCCGGCATAGAGCCGGGGATTTGTTGCCTGAAGCACCGCCATCAGCTCGTCGATGATCGGCCAGATCTCCTCCTGCCGCCTCCCGTCGACCGCCCTCAAGAATTCAGAATCGCCGTACGCTGTTACTGTTTCGATTTGCTCGACAGGCGGCCCGGCGTAGGAATACTGCGGCAGGATCCTGACCGGTTCCTCGGTGCTTTCGTCACCGTAAAGCTCGCGCCGGATTGTCAGAAAGGCCGCCAGCTTGATGCAGGTGCTTGCCGTCGGGTTTCGGATTCCTTGGCATTCGGCGATGGCCTCCTGCAAGTCCTGCTCGGTTATCACAGAAGGCCACCTCCTCACATCTGCTCAAGTTCCTGAACCAGCTGACTCATACGCTGTCTGATCTGCTCGTTGGGGGCGTCTTCCATCAGCTCCTCAAGCTGTTCGACCAGCTCGTCGGCGTTGCGGTAGTACATAGAGCCACCCGTCCGGGAATACCGGCCCATGCTGTCACGCCGGGCATTACTTCCGCGCCCACGGCCTCCGCCCCGGGCATAAGAAGAACCACCACCGGACCCGCCACGGCCCATTCGCGCGGTATTGGTATTACCGCCCTGACCGCCCTCATAGTAGTAGGAACCACCACGACGGCTGTATCCTTCTTCCTCTTCCGCCGCTTCGATGATTTTGCAGAGGTTCTTTATGGCGTGGGAGAGCTTGTCGACGATCTCCAGAGAACCGGCAGACATTTCGCCCTTCCGTCCGTACTCCTCCAGCTCCTTCATCAGCATTTCTTTGAGTTCGTAGAGTTCATGCATTTTTGCGTCCTCCTTCCCCTCAAGCTATCCGCGTCACGGTCAGGTTGGCATTCTGGACCAGAATCGCGGGCGCGGGTGTCGTTGCAGGTGTCGCGCTCTCGGAGACGTTCTCCACCGACAGATTGAAGCAGCACCCTTTCGGCACGGTGATGATCGCCGTCGACGTCACGTTGAAGAAATTCTCCGTTGTCGGGGGATCCGTAGCCGTCGCCGCCGGGGTCACGATCGCCCTGCTTGTCAGGATCGGTTCCCCGTCAAGGGCCAGCGCCACCGCGATCGGGCCGACCGTTCCGCCGTCCGGGATCGCGATATTGCCGTTGAAGGTCACCTGATACCGGGCGAAACACCCGCAGGAGTTGTTGACGATGCCTCTGAGAGTTACAATTCCGCTCTCGTTTCTGTGCAGAACATAGCCGCGATTACAGCCGATGGACGTGTTAAGGACCACAGGCTGATTCGGCTGTACGGTCTGCACCGGATTATAAGTAAACTCAGCCATCAAAACACCGCCTTAGAAGTTGCCGTTGAAGCCGCCGACGCTGTTGCCGCATCCGCACCCGCAGCCGCTGTTGACGGTCTGAGGGCAGGTGAAAATCGGGGTCATGCCGTAAACCGGCATCGTGGGCACCGGGCAATCGCGAAGCCTGTTGTACATCGCATCAATCTCTTCCACCTGTCCAGCGCGGATCTGTGCGGTCTGGGCGATCTGAGAAGCCTGCATATTGGCAAACGTGAGCTGCCGCTCAAGGTCGGCGATCTTCTCGTTCTTCGCATCGATCTTGTCCTGGCAAAGCTGATCCAGGATCCTCTGCGTGTTGGACGTCTGGTTGACCAGGATGTCACGGATGCCGTCAGAAATCGCCGCACGGTCCGCGCAGTTCTCCGTGGCGATCGTATACCGGAGGTCGTTCGTTGCCATGCGGTTCTCGCAGCAGCAGTCAGCCAGCTGAGAGCCGAGCTGATTGAAGCCCTGAGCCATCGCGGTCTGAGCTGCAAACGCCTGCTGCATATTGGCGACCTGCCTCGTGTTCGCGTTCTGCTCCACGCCGTTGAAGCCGTTGCAAAGAGCGTTCTGAACGCCGAAGAATCCCTGGTTGACGGTATTCTGCATATCGCAGCAGCACCCGCAGAGCTGAGTCGACAGTGCCTGAACGCCGCCCTGGACTCCGGTGATGCCGGACATAACCGCAGCCTGATCGAAGCCTCTCTGGACTGCACCGCCATTGGAACCGCCATCGTTGACGATGATGGGAGCACCGCCGCCGAAAGCACCGTTGCCGTTGTTGTTGCCCCAGTTTCCGCCCATAGCGGCAATCAGGATGAACAGAAGGATGATCCACCATCCGCCGTCACCCCAGCCGTTATTGCCGCCATTGCCACCGCCATAGACGGGGTAAGGCATACCGCCTCCGTAGCCGGTCGGTCCTACGAGCATCGTGGCGGGAATGCCACCACTCTCTTCAGTAAGAGCCATTTTTCTTGTTTCCTTTCATATCGTATTTATTCCACCGCCGTGTGCACCCGCCGGGAGAATACTTGCAACTTACTTAATACCGAACGTCTGCGCCATGACCTGCGCATTGTTCAGCTGCTGTTGGCTGATCTGTCCACTGTTCATTAAATGCTGAATAATCTGCTGTGGACTGCCGATTCCTTCCGGCACGTTATATCCGGCTTTTCGCAGAACCGCCAGCGGATTGGACTGAAGCTGAGACAGGAGCGCCGCCGGGTTCATTCCGCCGGAAGCCATACCACCAAGGGCATTGAAAAAGGGGTTAGCCATCGTCCTCATCCTTTCTGGCAGCTTTCTTCACGGTCGCCTTTGCTTTCAAAGTGCTGACCTCCTCCTTCAACGATGCGATCACACCGTCTACATCCCGCACGACACCAGCCAGAGCCGCCAGTTCGTCTTTTGTCGCGTAAGCTATACTTCCACCCTCCTGCGCCGAAACGCTCTCTGCGGGCCTCTCAGGGCGTTCTACAAGGTCATAGGTCTTCATGCTCGGTTTGCCGCTCGCATCCGCCTGCTTGAGGTATATCACCGGAGCACCGGAATCCCAGAGGGCCACGGCAGCGTTTGGCGCCACCGGATACATCGCCGCCTCCTGATTGTTCCGAACCCACAGGATGCTTGACTGATTCTGCGGCTGGGGCTGCACTTGCTGCACAGGCTGAGCCTGCTGCGGAGCCGGTGCCGGATACTGCACCTGATAGGGGTTGACCGCGTAATAGTTGGGCTGATACGTCGCCGGGAAATAACTGTTGTAAGCCATGTTAATCTTCCTTTCTCCATACATAGACGGGGATCTCCCGCTCCGAATGCCATGCGTCATAAATGACGCCATCTTTGACGGTAGCCACGTGGCCGCTCATTCCTACAACGAAAAGACCCTCCGGGTGATCGTTGGCGAAATCCTCCAGCGTATAGCACTCCGGGCAGGAATCCGGGATCGTTTCCCGCCGGAATCCGTGCTCTTTCAGGACCGCACCAAACACAGCATTGCTTGAAGGCATATCGCACATTTCAAAGCCCTTCGCCGCCAGCATCGCATACGCTCGGTCCCAAGGAAGATCCAGCGCCTTTCCGAGAGCGCGGACCGTGCAATCGCCGACGTGGCGCCCGCTTGGATTTTCGTTGTATAACTGCCACATAATCTTCCGCCTTTCTGTAAAAAAGCATAATAAAAAGGCTTCGCCCCTACAATGAAGTAGGGACGAAACCTTTCGGAAGGAAGTATGAACATTAAAGAAACGGAGCTATTTCAAGGAGCCTGTCAGAGAGGATCTGGCTGACTCGCCGTGGAGACAAGTCGATGCCATCCGCTTGAGAAATCGCATCAGCGCTCATGCCGTCAACGTAGTGCATTTTCATGATCTCGCGATCCCGTTTGTGGTGGATGTATTCGTCAATAAGAAAGGTGATGTGACTGTTGGTATAGTCCTTCATTTCTTGTTTTTAATGCGGCCTGTTCCGTGACACATATTGCACTTCCGGTAGCCACTGTTCCCGCCAGTTTTACGGCGTCGGGTTTTGACGGTTTGTTTCGCCATTGTAAATATCACCGTCCTGACCGATATAGCTATTATAGCCATCCTCGTTTTCTTGAGTGACAACAATCTCCTCAAACTGGTTCTCATAGACGATCCACGCGAAATTCGTCGCCACCAGCAGAGCGACCGCGACCAGCGCAAGGATCCACAGTTTTTTGATAGTTCTCTCAAGCCGCGCCAAAGATGCCTCGTGGACTATGTAGGGGACAGGCTCGGTAGCCAGTCTGTTCTCTTTGCAAGCACTACAATCCGGCACGGGATCACCTCTCGAAAATCATTTTCACCAGAACGCCAATTACCGCAGCGCCAATAACACTGACGCCCCATAGGATCGCATTGAGCTTCGTCTTGATAACAGCAAATTCCGTCATATCGTTCGCCAGCTTCTTATTGATTTCGTCTACCGTGCTATCGCATTCCGCGCGGGTCACAAAAATCTCCTTCAGCCGGTCTATGTCATCACGGTCAATCATATTATCGCCTCTTTATACCGGAATTTTTATCTGCTGTCCTATATAGATCAGATTTATATTTTTGATACCGTTCAGCTGCCCCAGCTTCGCGGCCGTGGTGCCGTACCTCGCTGCGATCTTGTTCAGCGTGTCTCCGGCTTTAACCACATAAATAATGTAATCCGTACCTTCCGGTTTGTCAACCCAGCCAGTAACCTGACCGCTGACATTTACCCGCGATTTTGTGGTTGTGATCCTGATGCGGCCGTTCACTACACTGCCACCCCAGAAATAATATTTTCCGGTTATCGTCGCGGATCGTGTCTTTGACTCAGAACCGGCATAAAGCGGCGCGCTCTTCAGTTCCACAGGATCGCCCGCCGCCAGCGCATGCTTGGCCGGCGTCGGCTCTACCGGCTTCGGGTCTTCCGTCGGCTCCTGCGGCTTCGGCACAACATACTTCGGATGGCCGTAGCCTTCAATGTTGGACGATCCGAGATTGTAAGTGTGCTGCCCCACGCAGTTTCCGGCGTTGCCTTCAACGGTGGTGATCCTGCTGCTGTTGATCCCGACCACGATCCCGGTGTGCGCGTAGTCTTTGAAGAACACCTGATCGCCCAGCTTCGGCGTCTTGCTGAAAGCTCCCGCCGCCTTGTAATACTGCGCGGAGTAGACGCAGCCGGCGCCGTACAGACCGGTCTGGTACTCCATCGCCTCGGCCTCTTTCTTGTTGTGGTCGCAGAGCGTCCAGAAGCACCAGTCCACGAACACGTCACACCACGCGTATCCCTGCTTGTTGCCGTTGTAGTATCCGGCCTTGTAGAGATCCCGCGCATACTTGTTGTAATTGGCAGACCCGGCATTCGCGTCGAAACTGTCCAACTGACTATTGGTGGCTTTTTCTTTGTATCCAATCTGAGATTTCGCGATCTTGATCAAATTTTCAGCCGTTCTCTCCATTTTCGTCCTCCTTGTTGTACTGTTTACGCAGGCCGTTGACTACGGCGCCGATGCAGGCTGTCACAGCTGCTGCCGAACCTACCACGGCCTCTATGTATGGCCATCCCCAGATCGCCCCAAGCGCCGCGTAACAGGTCGCCAGCGACGGCAGAATTAATTCGCCGATCAGTCTGATGATGTCAAAAAGTTTATTGCTCATTTTTCTCCTTTCTTCATGAGGGAGGCGATGACTGCGCTGTTTATTGTCTTACCTCCCTCTATATCTGCACCCAGGAGTACCAGGTGGTATTCCATTTATATCTGAAGTACACCCCAGAGCCGTCATAAGCTGTGTATCTTTGCATTTCATAATTGCCGGCGGCGTTCTGGAAGACTTCAAGAAGTCCTGACTTCGTCACGGGATAGTGCCTCGCCGTCGTCGCATCTGATGAGTAGGTCTGGATGTAGTAGCCCGGCTCTGAAACGTCGTTCAGGTCTCCCGTCGTTAGGTCGTACAGCATTTTCAGATTCCAGAAAGTAGATTTTCCCTTGACTACAAAAGACCAGTCAGGGGCCACCTCCAGCGTCTTGTTGTATTCTGCGATCTTCCCGAAGGCCGCGCCAGGCAGGTCGACGTTGATGTTGAACGGCACCGACTCTGTGGACACCGAGACGGTGTACGTTCCAGAACTTCCGAGAGAGTCCGTCAGCGTGGCGACCAACTTGTGGCTCGTCTGCGTGCTTACACTTGTGATGTAGGTCACTCTCGTCCCGGAGGAGAGGTTTGACGCGCTGTCTTTCTGCGTGCCGTCCAGCTTCAAGATATAGGTCGCGGTCTGGTTGCCGTAGACCGTGATGGTCGCCGTTACCTTCAGAGTCGACCCGTTGTCCGCCTCCACGAAGTTGTTCCCCGTCCCGTTGCCTCTAACATAGGCCAGTCTGACCTTTGGGAGGTTATAGACGGAGGACGCGTTCAGCGTGAAAGTGTACGTTCTCGACCCTACCGTCGTCCCGCTGCTCTTGGTCGTGACCACGATGTTGCCGGTCTTTGAACTCTGGCCGATCATCTGCAGGTACAAGGAAGCGGGAGGCGTCCAGTTAAACGAAGTAGATCCACCGCTCGAGATGGTCGTGATCGTGCCGGAGGCGGAGCCGAAAGTATAGGTCACGGCGTCGGTGAACGAACTGCTGTTCCGCGTGATACTGATCGACCCCGCTGTGCCCACCGTGAACGATGATGGAAGCGTGAGCGATGACGGAGCGTAACCCTTCAGCTCGAAGGTGTATGTGTTCGTGCCGACCGTAGTTGTCCCGCTCTTGGTGGTGACTGTGATCGTGCCGCTCTTCGACGTACCTCCGCCCATCTGCGCGTATAGCGTCGTGGGTGGCGTCCAGCTGAAGGACGTAGAACCGCCGGAAGAGATGGTCGTAATCGTTCCCGTTGCAGATCCGACGGAGTATGTCACGGTGTCCGTGAAGCTGGAGTCATACCGCGTGATGCTCGTCGTGCCGGAAGATCCAATCGTGAACCCGCCGGAAGGCAGGGACAAAACGGAAGCAGCCGGCGAGACCGGAAGGCTGTAGGTATATGTCTGCGACCTGCTGGAGCCGTCCCCGGAGTAGATCTTGATGACCAGCGAAGTCGTGCCGGTGGTCTTGGCTACAGAGAACGAGCTGCTGTGGTAATAGACCTGGTTCGCGCTCCAGTTGCCTGGAGACGCGTTTTTCACCGTGGCCTTCGTTACCTTTGCCACGCCGTCCAGAGAAAGGTCGAGGTAGATGGGATAGCCGAAGTATCGCCCGTAGGCGTTGGTGAGAGCCTGGAAGTCTACGTTGACCGCGTAGACCATGTTGGCTCCGCTCCGGCTGGCCGTGTAGGAGACGTCAAAGTATATCGCCGGGGTCTCTGTTCCCCAGCGGACGCTCGTTGCGAGTGTTGCCATCTTCTCCCTCCCCTTATGTGATCTTCAGCACGGCTATCAGCGGTGCGTGGTCGCTGATCGTCGTTGAGTAGGTCTCGACCCTCTGCGGGACAATGTTGCCAGAAACAATGATGTTGTCCAAATGTTCAGTACCCCACGGCGATCCTGAAATGTTGATAGGCCAGGTCTTGAACCATCCGAAGTCTCCGCCGTTGCAGAGGACAAATCCCGCATTTGTGAACGCGTTCCACTCTGCGTCTGTGTAGACGTTGAAGTCGCCGGATAGGATCACATAGGGCCTCGTGCTCATGAAGGTGATCAGTTCCTGGATATCTGCGCTTCTGTAGACAGAGGGGTCGACCTCGTAGGACAAATGCGTGTTGATCACCGTGATCTCCTTGCCGCTGATTGAGATCTTCCCGTGCCTGTAATATCTTCCGCTTCCGCTGGCAAAATATACGCGTGCAGGGTTGTCGATGTTTACTTCCGAGAACGTCCTGATCTCGCCGACTTCCGTTGAGAACGGATACTTGAAGTCCATAATGTTGGCCGTCGGCACCGTAAGCGAGGAGTCAATATAGGCCACAAACTCCTGATTGTTAATCACGTCGGCGTCAATGGCCGCGATGACGGACTGGAAGGCGGAGATCCGGGCCGCAGCGTCTGCGGTCGGGACTCTTGTGGAGCCGTCGTTAAACAGGCCCACGTTCCATGTGCAGAAGGTGATGTACGGGGAAGGCTTCACGAAGCTCACGGAGCCGTTCGGCTCACTCACCAGCTCCAGGTTGCCGAGCTGGAACGACTGCAACTCTACAAGACGGAAACTGTTGTTATTCCAATAGGCGAGTTCGTTCCCGCTTGAATCGCAGAACGAGATGCGGTCAGACATCTGCTTTAGGACGATCCCGTTCGCGCTTGAGCCTATCCGAACGACCGGGCTCCCGCCTTCAAAGCTGATGTGGAAAAAGTCGTCCAGGTTGTTTCCGTTCAGCGCGAAGTATTGCGCGTTCATCTGCACGATGCCGTTGTCCAAGTCGATGTTGACCGTATCTCCGTCCGCTGACTGTATCGTGCCGGCTGTGAGATGTGCCGCTGTGATCGCATTGGCAAGAATGCCGTCCATCAGCGTGGCTCCCATTGTATACGGCCCTTCATACCCGGAATCACTTGCCGCCCACCCGAGATAATTGAAACGCCACACTTTGACAGCGGAAGCCAAATCCGGGTTGTCCGCGATGTAAAGCTCGTCCGGGCTGCCGTCGCCATTGGTGTCCACCAACCTGACCGCGCCGCCGTGGGAGCCGAGCATCGCCCCAGCAAGAGCGCCAGCGATCTGCTCCGCGACAGTTACCGTCACCTTTGTCTCGACTTCTTTCGCCTGCGCGACAAAATCCGAAGCGAGATTCTGCTTGACTCTCCCGATCTTCAGCTCGGAATACCTTTCTTTCAGGCAGTCGTATTTATACGCGACCACTCGCGCCGAAGCGTCAACTCCGAGCTGCGGAAACTGGACGTGAACCGTGTCGCCCAGAGATACCTTTTCCAGCGCTCGCAGGTTTGCCATGTCACTTGTTTTGAAGTCCTCCGTCTGCCAGAGCGCTACGAAATCCACAGACAGGCTGACCGCCGGCTCCCCGATATTATTCGCCGCGATGTAATTTTCCGTCGCCGCTCGCAGCTGTTCTTCCTCCGGCGGCGTGAGGAACTCCATCGTCAGATCGAGCGACAGGACCTTCTCATAATCAAAAGTACCGTCAACAGGAATCGTCTTTTCCGTGAGCGTGACCAGATTCCCATCTTGATCAAGATAATACGGATAGACAGCCGTGTAGCAGTTTGCAATATTTTCCTCTTGCTCCAGAGACATGAGGTTTTTCCCGTACCGGATCGTGACGCCGTTATCATTCCCCAGCCGAGCATTTAGAGCGACGGAAAAGTTGTCAAAATCGTACTCGCCGCCGAACACGTCAAGCAAGCTCCCCTGCTGCCCCGCCATAACAGACCATATCCCCAGCGGTGCCTTCAGGGAGAATTTCGCCGCCGTAGTCTTGTCTGTGGAAAACTCAAACGGGCACTCCGGGATAGTGTTCTGTGTGATGTTGGCCATCGCCAGTGCGATCGACGTTGCGTCAAACGGTTCCCGGATGTAGCCTTCAAGGTCATAGGCGACGTGCCTGGCATTGATAGTCACCACGCCTTTCAACGGCTTCGTGATCCGATAGATGCGGAACAGCTGCGGGTCTTCGTCTTGAGCTGGAGATACCCAGAGAAACCGCCTGTGCTGTATTTCACTGTAAAGGACCCCCGTCATAGGATAGTCCATCTCCAGTTCATACTGACCATTGATCTCTCGGTATATTTCCAGCGACATAACGTCCGTCAGTTTGCCTATTCCAATCGCTCCGGAATCCGGCGCCGAAGCCAGCCCATCTTCAAAAAGTGCAGGGATCATAGCGTCCACCACCTCGGCATGATTGCGACAGAAGATATGTTCCCTGTCCATGAAACCACGCTGTTTCCAACCGGGAGACTCGGAAACTCGCCAGACGTCAGCGCGATCTTGGAGTTCTGGTTGATCGCGATATTACCACCAGACAGATACGTCGCATTCTGGCCTTCACAGTCGATGTATAGCGGCGAAGCGTCCGCGCCCGTGATCGTGACCGTCTTCCCGCCAACAGTGACTGTTCCGTTCCTCGTCGTCGATGAGAATGTAACCCGGATAACCGGCAAGGAAACAAAATTCGTTGGATTCGCGATCGTAGACCCGGACGAGCCTATCGTTTGATAGCTGCTACCGCTGTTCAGAAATAACTGCGGTTGAGAACGAAAAACCACCTCGAATTTCCCTGCTGTCATTCTGATAGCTGTTTCCGGCTCCAAACCTCCTCTGAAAGACGCCCGACGGAAGTGAGTTGTGTCATAGGTATCCGTCAAGACGAACTTCCCGACCTTGCTCATCAGCCAAGCTCGAAACGCGGGAAAATCTGTATTGAAGCCATCCAAAAGCAAGCACGGGTAGACGATGTCCACATCATGCCACCGTCCATTGTCCAGCAATAACGTCCCGTTTCTTCCGGGGACCTCAATATACTCCACATCCCGCTCCGGGGAGACGAACGTCTGCGTACCGCTCACGATCACGCCGTAGGTCTCAGAAGATACACCGTCAAAGGTAAAACTATTCACGCCAACGCTGCCTCCCTCTTCTGAATTTCAAAGCTGATCCGCTCCGCGACCAAATCCGCCAGTGTCCTGACATCCTGACCTTCAGAGCCGTTGATGGTCACGTTGATGGAATAACTGCGAGCTGCCGCAGCAGCAGGTGTCGCGTGTCCTCTTGTCGCGTCTCCCAGCAAACTGTCTGCCGACAGCGTCCGGTCGAAGTTGAACGACTTCTCCAACTGATCACGGACCTTCTTCTCGTTGTCCTTGATGCCTTTTGCGAACAGCATCATCATGTCGGGCGCGTAGGTGTGGAAGTCTGACAGCGGCCCCTGCTCCGGCTCAGAGAATCCCAGGAAGCTCTTCACCGTCCGAGCCACGCCAGACACCTTTTCCTTCAATGCTTTCCACTTTGCCGTGATACCGTCAATGAAGTTCTGAATCATATCTTTGCCCCATTGGAGTGCGTCATCGAACTTGAAAGATGACTTAATTCGCTCCCAAATATCGCTCATCAGGGACTTGATATTGCTCCACGCATCGACCACATTGTTTTTCGCCTCTTCGAACTTCTCCTTGAACCAGCCTTTCGGATCCTTGAAGGCGGCCTTAATATCCTCCCACCTATCCGAGAATCGCTGCTTGACGTCGGACCAGGCACTCGCGGCTTTTTCCTTGGCCTCGCTGAATCTGTCAGAAAACCACTGTTTCGTCGCCGAGAAGGCCTCCTTGATCCGCTCCCACTTTTCGGAGAATTTCTCTTTGATGTTCGACCACGCGTTCATAATCCCATCTTTGGCGGCCTGGAATTTTTCGGTGAACCACTCGCCGACAGCCGCGAACGCGTTTTTAATGGCCTCCCAGGCCTCCACAGCAAACTTTTTGATAGATTCCCACGCGTCGATCCAGAACTGCCGGAATCCCTCGCAGTTATTCCACAGGGCAACGAACGCCGCCACCAGAGCCGCGATCGCTATGATAATGATTCCTATCGGATTCGCCGCCATGACGGCATTCAAGATGCCAAACGCCACTGATAGCCCCTGAATAAGAGATATGATCCCGCTCACGATCTGGAACCCGGCAATACCGGCAACAACGACCGCGATAATGGGCGCGATGTCTTTCAACGTCTGGAGCAAATTATCCAGCTTCCCGCTCGATACGAACTCGGAGATCTTATCCATCAGCGTCGTGATCGCCGGCAGCAGTTCCTCCAGCAGCTTCGCTCCGGCTCCTGCAAACGCTGTCTTCACATTCTGAAGGCTGTCCGCAAACGCAGCTCCGCTCTTGACCGCATCGTCGGACATTATGCCGCCAAGGTCATTGACCTGCTTGATCATCGCCTTTGTGTCCTCCGCCGTGGTATTGAGCAGAGGCCCGAGCGCCATACCGCTCCGGCCCAGCAGGTCACTCGCAAGCGCGGACCTCTCCGCCCCTTCTTCCATTCCTTGCAGGCCGTAAATAACCTTTGCGAACAGATCTTCCTGCGACAGCCCTTTGACGTCTTCCATCGAAAGGCCAAGTTTGCCGAAAGTCTCTGCTGCTTCTTTGTTGCCCGACATGAGCGAATCGTACTTGTTGGTCAGGGTCTTGATACCCATCGTCATTTCGTCAATCGATGAGCCGCTGTGCTGCAGGACGAAATCCCACTCCTGATACGCTTTCGCGGAGAATCCTATCTTCTGACTGTTCTTGTCGATATTATCCAGATTCTGCGACAGCGCATCAGCAGACTTGAAAGCAGCTGTTCCAAGGCCGCCAAGAATTCCGATTCCTGTGGCGAGTTTCTTTCCGCCGGTTGCGAATTTATCCTTCGCCTCTGCCCACTGCTCCGAGAACTCGCCCGCACCTTCTTTGGCTTTATCAAGTCCTTCCTCATAATCACTGCTGTCCAGAGTCAGTCTGGCTACCAGATTCAATAAATCCATTTTCTTCGCCTCCTTTCAGCTTTAATCCGGCGTTTTTGATCACATCCGCCGCGATCTCGTCCGCCGTGCGAGAGTCAACAGGAGCCTTTTTCAGCATATCCTCCCACGGAACGCTGATGACCTTCCCGTCGCCGAAAAGCCTCACGCTCTCGGTGATATAGGTTCGGAAAGACCGCTCCTCCTCCATCTCGCTGATTTTCGCCTTAACATAAAAAAGGAACGGCGCTAATTCGCGCCGTCCTCTGTATTCTCCGTAGGCGAGCCAGAAGGCGCGGCGTCGCTCATCTTGCCCGCATAGGTAAAAAGCTCGTTGACCTCCGGCCTGTTCACCAGCTCCAGCAACCTGAGCGGGAGAGTGATCGCTGACACCCGGTATTCTTCCACAGGTACGTTGTCAATCCGGGCCAGTATCTCGATCACCGCCTTTTTGTGGTTCTTGATCGCGTACTTTATGGCCGTGATCGGTTTCCCGCCGCTGTTCAGAACCCCGCGCACAGCGTGATCCGTCAGAATTTCTGCCGCAGGTTCCAGCAGATCGGCAAACAGCTCCAGCTCTTCTTCGTTACTGCGCTGACTCATAAGTCCCCCTTATGGCACGATAACCGTGCAGGTGTCGTTGTAGGTTACACCGCCGCTCGTGATCGAAGCCGTAATGACGGTGTTGCCGCTGCTCTTGCCCGTCACGAGTCCGTTGGATACGGTAGCGATGGACGTACTTGCAGACGACCACGTCACAGTCGTGCCAGCGGGGATGGTTGTAGCAGACAACTGCTGTGTACCATTGACCGCCACGTGGAACGAGTGCGTGTTAAGCGTCACGCTCGGCGTCGCAGGCGACGTTCCGGCCTTCACATAAATTTCAAACGGAACGGTGTCAATGTTCGTCAGATCATAGTGCCCGTGCAGTTCAAAGGCAAACTGGCCTTTCCCGTTCTTGGTGGTAGTCAGCTGGAACCCGGCGGTGTTCAGACCGTGCATGATGTGAATCGCCACATATCCCGCCGTTGCCGTGCCATCGTTATTGTCGGAGTAGTCACCGACAATCCAAGCGTCAGCGAAGTCGGCCTCCGTAAGCTGTGCTCTCGGAGTAATTTTCGTTGTAGACACATCAGCCGCTCCGGTCAGCAGTTTTGCTACCGCCGGAGTCACCGTCAGCAGAGTGCCGGAGATGACAGGATCATAGCTCTCGATCCGCTTCAACTGCCATGTGTTCGCAGGAACATTGTCCACGTCCTCGCCGAAATCCGTAAAGGTCGGATTGGACGCGAAAGACAGTCCTCCGGTGGTTGCTCCGAGGATATTTCCAATCACACCAGTAGCCGGGTTGAAACTGTCAACGAGGACGCCCGCGTTCATCTGAAGTTTCTGGAACGCATCGGCGGCCACTTTCGTGTACTCCATTTTATCAACTCCTTATATTCTGAGATATTCTGCCTCAATAATGAGGTAAATCCGTCGGATGGTGTCATCCTCGTCCGACATTCTTTGTGCCCACGGGGATCCGCGCTTGATCCAGATGACCCCGCCGTCAAAGGGTACCAGTTTCCCGCCGTAGCCAATCGCCTGACCGATCTCCTCAGCTTTCTGGGAGATCTCTGACCACGACGTCGACTTGTACCACAACGACGCGTAAAGGGCGTCCGTTTCATCAAAGTAGGCCTCGGAGACAGTATACGTGAGATACTTCCCGTTGTTGACGGCCATCGCTCCATCCGGAACGGTGCTTTCGTCATAGGCTTTCAAGCCGAACCCACTCCAAAACTGGTGAAGCGCCTGCATACTATCCATTGGTCGGCACCCACTCCTCCGCCGTTACCTGCCGCATATTCAGCGACGCGCTTCCCGGCGTGTGCTTGTCATCCCCGTCGGACGTCACCCGGAAGATCTTCCCGTCGGACTCGCGCCGGAAGACCTCGTGGTATTCCAGCGTCTTCACCTTCCGGGTGGTCACGGTGTAAAGGCTCGTCACGCCCTGAGCTCCGGCCGTCCGGGCCTCCATCGACGTATCGAAAGTGATCGCCGCGTCAAAGCCGGCCCCGTCCTGCCACGTGGTGATCTCGCCGCCATAGCCGTCGTCCTGCGTGACCTTGTGCATCATAATGCACCTTTCCATCGCCTCGCTCAGAAGACTCATAGCACCGACAGCCTCCTCCACTTTGACAGCCGGCTTGCGAACTGATCCCGCCAGGAATAAGCTCCGCTGCCGTTCGTCCCGCTGGCCTTGGAGTACGAATATCCCCCAAAACTTTCAGACGTGTAGGGACTGTTAAGCGTCTCGGCGTTCGCCGACGTCCAGGCTTCGATCTCGTCTGCGAGAGATACGACTGCGGGCGGTACAGCCATTGACCAGATCGCGCCGGTAAAAGTCTCATCTGCGAGATCATACGCGGGATAGCAATACACCCCGTCATTCAGAATCGAGCCGACAATGCGGAAATACTGTCCGTCAATGAGGAACGGGAGATCTATGCTGCCTCCGATGATCTCATAGGTCCCAGAGTGGATATCCTTGCTCTGATCCCGCAGGAAATAGTTCTTCAGTTCAGCGCAAAGTTCTGTCAGCATTGTGCCCTCCTTTTACTCGGCAAACTGAACGTGGCGCATCATATGCCCGCAGTTTACTCGTGTGTCTGCGTAAATCTGAATGCTGTTTTTGCGGCAGTTTTCGCAGAAATACAAATCCTCTGATAGCGTTCCGCCGTCTTTGTAGTTCGCCCAATCGTACCACGGGTATTTTGTGCGGTTGAAAACATCCGTATTTATAAGCGCACAGGCCATCCCGCCTCCGTGAACGCGGACTTTGTACTCACCTTTTGCTTTGAGCGCGGCAATTTCTTCCGCTCTGTATGCGTCCTCCGGAAGGTAGCTCTTGCACCTCACGCCTCCGGCAGACAGCAGCTTGAAAATGCAAGTCTGTCCGTTGTAGGTTCCATTAACACCGCGCCGAGCGCAGTAGCCGAGGACAACATCACGCGGATCGTCAAGCAGATTAACAAGCGCGTCTTTCGGCAGTACCATATCGCTGTCAACCATCAGGACGTATTCATAACCCTTGTCAAGCGCAAGTCGGGCAATCCTGTTCCTGGCCGTCGCGCAATCGTAGCCACGTACAAATTCAAAGGCTACATCATGCCCCGACACATTCAAATCATAAATTGACTTGAACGTATCGGGATAGATGTTTTCAAACGTCGGAACCGCTATCAGAATCCGCATTTATCAGGTTCCGCCGGTTGCGCCGGTTCCGCCAGTCTCGCCGGTTCCGCCGGTTGCACCAGTTCCGCCGCCAGCGCTACTGAAGCTGACGACCGCGATGCCGTCAAGGTACTCAGCCCACAGAGCCATGCCCATGAGCGCGTAGCTCTCGCCGACGGCGGTGCTGTAGTTGCCCTGCGCGTGGAAGCCGATCAGGTTGGTCTCGCCCTGCGTGGTGTAGTTCAGGCCCAGGCGGGCGAACTCGCTGTCGCCGGGATCGATGTAGTACAGATCGATGTTCTCCACAGGAGTGGCAATCACGTCGCCGCGGCCGATGCGAGTCTCGGGCAGCAGGAACAGCGTGCTGTAGCCAAGGAAATTCTGGATATAGGAAAGACCGAACTGGGTCTGCACGGTAACGTCAGCCGCGCCGAGGTAGTCGAAAGCGTCCAGGATGTTGGCAAAGCCGACAACGGAGGTCACGTCCTTCTGCATCGTGGCGAACTTGTTCAGCACAAGGCCCTGAGCCTTGGCAAGAGCATCCTGCCAGTCGGAAGCGGATCCGGTCAGAGAACCGGTGTTCAGGAACGTGTAGAACCGGCCCAGAACCACGTTCTGAAGCTGGGTCAGGAACGCATCGTCAGACTTCTCGACAGCGATTTCTGCGCCGTACTTGTTCACGTCTTCGATCGGAACGGCCTTGGCATACTTCTCGATCGTCAGATCCGCTTTCGCAGACTGCGTGATGGTAGCCTTGCTGTAGGGAATTACCTCACCGGGATCAACGTTGCCGCTCTCCAGCGCGACGCTGGCGGCATAGGAAATGAGCTGAGTTCCGGGCGCCTTCCGGATCGGGCGCATGACGCCCAGAATGTTTCTCAGGGCCTCCCAGTTGTCGCCAAACCGGGTGACGAAATCGACCTCACGGGCGGTGACAGCCCCAGCAGTGCCAGCGCCGTAGCTGTTGGGAAGACTATCGCGGGGATTGGTCAGGGATTCAACATAAGTTGCAGCCATAGTTTTTTATCCTTTCATTAATTCTGGATTTTCGGCAAGAGCTTTCTGCCGTTCAGCCGTGGACAGGACATAACGCCCCTTGTCGTCCTTCTTGAAGACGTCGGCCTTCGTCATCTTGCTCCCGCCTGTGTTTGCAGGAGGCGTCGCCGTAGCGGCTCCCTGTTTCGTTGTGGTGACTACCAGACCGGCGAACTCCCCGGATACCAGAGCATCCAGCGCAGACGTGTCCTTGATGGTCGTTCCGTCCAGCTCTACTCCTTCGATCTCATCCCGGGCGCCCCTCATCGCAATAGACAGGTTTGATCCCGTGATGTTTTTGCCTTCAAAGTAGGCCCGGACTGCCGCCTCTTTTGCAGCTTTCGTCTCCTTCGCCGCCACGTCTTTCTTGTACGATTCGAAATCCTTGTGCTCCTTCTCGTACTTTGCTTTGTAGTCGTCACCATTGCTCGCTTTCAGAGCATCCAGCTCCTTCTGGACGCCATCCAGCTTGCTTGCCTTGTCCTCCGCCGTCTTGAGCTTGTCCTTCAGCGCATCGACGGTTTCAGCGTGCATTTCGACGATGCTGTCCACCTGTTCGTCGGTGAGGCCCATCGCCTTCAATGATTTCCTCGTTAGTGCCATCATAATCTCCTTTTCTTCGGCGGCGTTTCTTCGCCGTTAGATTACTCTCTGTAATTTATTCTATTCTACGGTATACACTTTGTCAAGAGCCCGCTTCCATCGCCTGCCGCAGAAGCTCCTGATATTCCGGGCCGTGATCATGAGCCGCCGGACGCAGAAACGGCCGCGCAGGCATCCGGCTCGTTCCCAGCTCCACATAGGGCGCATATTCCACATTCGTGCCGATATATACCGCCTGTTCTGACATATCCACCTGATTCGTGATGCTGTTTCTGAGCCTGCCGGTATCCACCGGGCAAAGGGATTTCGCGTGGCCTTCAGCCGTAAGGCCGCAGGCGATCAGACCGCGCTCGATCTTCTCCAGCAGCTCGGCCTTTACTTCTTCGGTGTTGTCGGTGATCTCTACGCTGTTGGGCATCGTCATTCACCCTCTTCTTCCGGCGCCGGCGTTTCCTCCATGTATTTTATCGTTTCGTCCAGTGTAGCCATCCGGATCCGCGCGCCTTTTGCAAGTATTATCTGCGGATATCCTATTGTCGGCACATCCATCTCGTCCGGGCGGCCGTATATTGCCTCATAGCAGGCGTATCCCCTCCACGGGGGCAGCTCCCGAATGCCGTCAAAGCCTTTTTTCCTGGCAAACTGCTCCACCGTCATTCCCCGACACCTCTCATTATCTGGCTCGCCATGTCGAAATCAAACTCCTTGTCATCCACCCTCATGACCTCCGGCCATGTGTAAAACTTATATCCATAAGTAGTCGTCTGGTACTTCATCCGGCCCAAATACGCGGACACCTGATCTCCCGAATAAGACCTGTCGCATTGCGGATCGTAGATCCTAAGTCCGTCCGGCTCCTTCGTGAGCGTAACAATATGCCCGGACCTATAACCCTTCCAGCCAAAGCCGAGATGATACCTCGCGCCCTCCTCCAGATTGTCCTGAAGAAGTTTTTCGAACCTCTTCGCGGTAGGCGCTGCGCCTTCCCAGTCGGTTGCAGAGATCCAATGACCGCCATAGATATACTCCGCCGGCGATCCGTCTGCATTCCTCCAAATAAGGGACGTGTCTTTTGAGAGCTTCTCGCACGCCGGGTGCTGGGCGTCGTTTGGCACGACCTCCACATCGTAACCCCTCAGACGCGCCTCATACGTCGGGCAGCAGGACTGACAGTTTATCCGATAGCCGGCGTTTTCGCTGAACCTCGGATTTACGTGACCGCTATCGGCCTCCTCCGGCGTCATCGGCGCCCCGCGCTTCACGCCGGCGATCTCCGGCGCCTCGGCCTCCGGCTCTTCCTGCACCTCTTGAGCCTCCTGCACCACGGCCTCCAGCTCCGGCTCCGGCTTTTCTTTTTCCAGATCTTTATCTCCGAAGCCTACTACCCGGGTGACCATCGTGCATCGGCAGTTATACACATTCGCAGGATCCGCTTCAGGATCTCCTGGATACATTATCGTACCGAGGCTGTTCTCAAACGGCTCGTCGATCTCGCGCTCCTGACCGTCAAGTTCAACGTGCTCTTCACGCGTCCTCTCGTCCGTCGTTGCCATCCACACCTTCACGATCCGAACGCCTTTTTCCTGCGCGACGTGAAAACTGTCCATTCGTCCCTTATTCTCCGCGCTCGTTGTGGTCGTTCTCGCATTCCGGACCGCACTCGCGCGGTTCATTCCCACGACGTTTCTTAGACGCTTGGCTATATCCGGGATGCTCTCCCCCTGGATAATCCCCTGAAGGACCTCCGCGTTGACCTTCTGCGTGTTCCAGCGGACGTCTTTTTTACCATCAACGTACTTATACGGCAGGAGCGTCTTGTCTGACGTGGCCAGATTCTTAACGGTAGAGGCGTCGACCATCTCAAAGGAATACCCTCGAACCGAACCGGCCACCGTATCGCCGACCATGTTGTAGTTCAGCGCATATATTCCAGGCAGCTGCCCATTTACATACGCCGCAGCCGTCTGGTTCGCCCTCAGGAGCTCGTCAGCTGTCCATTCCTTCATGCGCTCCCAATGCTGCCCGGTCATCATCTGCCCGATGCGCCATGTTTCATATTCCTTCGCAGTGATCTTGCCATCCTTGAAGTCCTGCCTCTTTTTCAGATCCTTCTCCAGGAACCTATCAAAGAACGTTTCGGACTTCTTCTCGATCTCATCATATGCTTTTTGATAGATCTCGGCAATTCGGCGCTCCATGCGCTCGAGCTCTTTGTCCGTTTTGCTGCGTGCTTTGTCGGCCAATTAAATGACCTCCGTTTCCTCCGGCGGCGCCGAGCTGTACCGAGACATATCCTCCAACATGCGCTGATTGATAACCTCGTCAGCCTTATCAATATCGCCCAGCGCCTCCAGAACCTTCCGCGTAACATAGTCCGCTGACAGGTACTCCGCAGACGTCACCAGGTTCTGGATCGTTTCCTGCTGATTCACGATCATCGACCGGGTGTATGTCGGCATATCGTCGATTCCTACCAGATCAAGGATCCCCCGGATAAACTCCGTGACCTGGTATTCAAACAGGTCGGTCTTCGCGTTCAAAGGCTCGTATGCAGCCTTTATCTGCGTGGCTGTGACAGCACCGGCAGCGATCTCTTTCACGTCAAGCGCCATGAAGTCGTCAAACAACTGCGACCGGAGCCGCGCCAAAGCCACATCGGACGCCTGGAAAGGCACCTCCACCTGATGCTGATCCACTTCCTCGTCGCCCTCAAGGTGGGCAACGTGGATCGTCTTCAGCCTCTGGACGAACTTCTGGTCGTCGAGGTCATCCATACCTCCGGCGTTTCGGATAACCCAGTAGATAAGATTCGCGTCGTCTACATTGTTGACCAGAGCCGACGCCATCAGGTCATAAGCGTCCAGCGTTTCCCGGCTCCCGACCAGCTCGCTCTGCCGGTTGATATTGAACAGGGGCACAATCGGGAATCCCGGATAGTTCTGCCCGTCAAGGATCTCCGTTCCGCTCACTTCGGAGCTTGCAACGATCTGGACATAGGCCCGCTTTTCGCTCATGACGGAAATATCTTCGCCCTTCCGTTTGATATATTCCGTCAGACCGTCCATTTCGTAAAGCGTTGCTCGCAGCGGCTTGCTCGAATCCACCTGCCAAAACCGAACCCCGGCCTTCAGCGCTCCGTCCTCCTCATCATAGAGAGGCACAAACTCCAGAACGGAAAACTTCTCCAGATGATCCACGTTCCAGAATCCGAACGACACTCCGCCGTTCATCGCATCCGTAGCTGCTCTCTGGACCACGTTGTCAAAGTCATCCCCCAGCCTCTCCTTCGTCTTGTCATCGCCGAAAGACACACCGTTCCCAAGCAGAAACTGGACGCTCTGCGTGATGAAATAGAAGTAATAACGGCTCGGAATTTTATTGTTCGCGCTCCAGATGTCCGGCACCGCCTGACCCAGCAGATTATATACGATCTTCTGCGCCCGCATGATCGTCGGATTCAGGTGCCGGTAGTAGAGATCAGCGTCCACCGCCGTCTTGTAGAGATCGCTCGACTTGTGCTCATTGATAGCGCCGAGAACGAAGGCCATCCGTGCCTGTTCATCCTCTCCGATTGCCAGTAAATCGTTATACGTTTTCACTCAGACACCTCCCTTACTGTTCCTCTATAACGAGGTTCCCGACATACACCGAGCGGGAGTTGCTTCCCGATGTGGCGTAAAGCGTCAGCACATCGTTCGCGGCGTATGTTTGGTTCGTCAGTGTGATGCACTGGCCATAGGTTCCCGTCCATGTCTGTTGATTGGTTCCGCTTGTGCTGTTTTTGTGCAAATTCGTGCCCATTGTGCCGGAAGACGAGCCACGCCAAGCGCACCACGAAACCTTGTATGTCCCAGCCTTCGCTACTGTCAGAGTGACGTCGGTTGCACCATAACTGTTAGCAGTTCGCTGTGCGTATCCTATGTAGGCTTGCACATTCTTGGACGAGCCACCGCTGTACGTTCCTGTCACTCCGAATATCGTTGTTCCACTTTTAATATTCCCGGCGACAAGATTTTGGTCACCGCTTACTGTGACAGCACCCTCCATCATATAGTTTGCTCCACCGATGGTCTGCGATGATGTTGACGGGGTTATGGTTGTTCCGCTTGCAACTGCGTTGTAAACCTTGTAGTCGCTATACTGCGCTCCATTGGCGTGCCATCCCTCGGTGTCGCCCTCGCTGATGTCCAAATCAGTAACGGCACGGAAACGCCATTTCCTCACATTTGATTCTGTGTAGTACCCAGTTCCAACTATTCCCGTGTAAAACGATGCTGTCGGCACGGAAGCCGTTGCGTAATTGGTTACATCGGTATTGCCGGACTGGGATATGTTGATTGTGCCTTGCGGACGGATGTATGTCAGCGTGTTGTCGTTGTCGTCTGTCGCTTTGAACCCCGTCACGCCTGTGTATTCCACGCCGAAGCATTCTAATGTGTCACTCATTTCGTCACCCCCTTATGTCGTAGGTGCCCAAACGGCTATCCATTTGTATGGAACTCCTGCTTTCCAAAATCTTGTTGTGCTTGATACAGATGGTTTGAATGATGTTGTTGTCATATAATCTGATATAGTGGAATTGCCAACGGCTTGTGATGCCCCAGTATATGCACCATTATTGGAGGCAACATATCTTGTATATGCCACAACATAATTAGATGAAGATGCTATGAGTGGATATCCAGTAAAACTTTCAAAGTTTGCTATCATCGTTCCACCATACTGCGGAGAGCCTATATTTCTTTCGCCAGTAGAATCGGCTATAAGCACGAACGCAGGTAGTTGTGTGTGCGTGTTGGTGAAGAAGATTTCCGGGTTAGTTTCATCTGTACTCGGCGTATAAGTCCCTTCCTCATACTCCAATCCGCTTGGCGTACTCCCTCCAGTAGTGGGAACGACAAGGTAGCCGTCTTGGTCTTGGGTGAGGGAGCCGCCGCCGCCGCCACCAGTAATCTGCCCTATCAGATTGGCGAGGTCGTCGCTGTTCGCCCCGGTCGGGATGGTAACGCCCTTCGCTTCGATCGCGTCCAGCGCATCCGAGACGTTCCCGGACAGCCGGGTAATCTCTGACTGAATACTCATGCGCTCACCGCCTTAAATGGCGGCAAGCGCCGACTCAATATCCCCCGTCAGAGACACCGTTCCGCTTCCGTTGTGATAGCCGACAGGAATCGTGTAGCTGGTAGTGGACAGGCCGTCAAAGGTTGCACTTACCGCCCCGTTGTTAGCCATAGATCCAGTCAGGGCAACAGCAGAGCCGGACGAGATGGAATGTGCTTTCTTGCCGTACAGAATGTTGCCCGCTACGGCATCATCACCCGTGGTGTCGCCATACTTTGCCGGAATCGCAGCCACGGTAACCTTGGACAGAACCTTGCCGGATGTGGGCGTGATGTCCTGTGACAAGGTGGACGGGGTAGCAGACTTCGTTTCAAGGGAAATCTGTACCGTGCCACTTCCGTTGTGGTATCCCGCCGGGACAGTATAGGACTGATTGTTTGTAGTAGCATCAAGCGTTTTGCTGACAGCACCGTTGTTGGGCATCGTACCGGGAGTGACAGTACCATCAGCAGCTACGAACACATCGTTGGCAAGGACATGAGGAGCGGTAGCCGTAACACTCTGCACATCCTGATACGCATCCGGGATGGCTGCCACAGACACGGCAGATAGACCATAGTAGCCCTGGTCAGGGCTGATGCTCTGAAGCGACTTCGTTGGAGTCACACTCTTCGTCTGCAGCTGATAGTTACCACCGCCGGAAACTCCGGCTACAGTTCCGCTACCATTGTGATAACCCGCCGGGATGGTGTAAGTGTCACCTTCCTGCACGGTCGCCGTTACCGCACCACGATTGACGATGGCATCAAACTCGTCAGCAAGGTCATCCAGTTTGTCGGTCGCCGTTCCAATCCCCAGAGCGACAGCTTTTGTCCGAAGCGTATTTCTCGCAGTCTGAATCCGGGTAATCTCTGTAGAAATGCTCATTTATATCACCTCTCATATAGTCTGAAGAAGAGCATCAATGTTGCCCACCTCTGTGTATACGGCTGCCGCCGTGATCGGTTTTGTGTTGTCCTGTTCCACCGCAGTTGCCTTGTCAACCGACAGGACGCCTTCTTCCGTGATCAATAGGTCGCTGCCTACGATGATGCCACCAAGGGTTGTGGTTGTCGCTGGAACCAGTGGAGTGTCGTGAATACGCTGAACCTCGCCGAACTCGGCTGACATTGGACTGCTCTCTCTGAACTGGGCTGATAAAGGACTGCTCTCGGAAAACGTCGCGTGAAAAGTCGCCATCAGATAACCCCTTCTTTCAGAATGACTTCCACAGGCGCGACCATAACTTGCGACGCCGGCGCGGATCCATCCGGGAACCGTGCGCGGATCTGCATCTCTACGTCTCCGACATGCAGCTTCAGCGTTTCAGCCTGCGTCAGCGTAACCTCAATTGCCTCCGGTGTTACTGTCACGTCGTTCAGCGTCTTTTCGATCACGACCCGGTGGTTCTGCTTATACGTGATATAAAGAACCGCCGCCTGCGTCAAGTCAATGTCAGTCGTGAACGTATTCGTTGGCGTTGTACCTCTTCTCATTTCATCACCTCACCATATTGACACATACTGCGTATCCTTCTTCTGCCATACGCGCCGGACCGCACTCGCAGCGCTGTCTGGAGCGTCGTCATGCTCTGCGTTCTCGTTATAGTCGCAGATCTGGTTGATGTACTCTTTATCTGTCCCTTCAACGAATATAACATCCGACCAGACGTTTTTCAAGTAACTGGTAATCTTCAGGAATTTATTCATGCTCTCGTGATACGTCACGGCTCTCTCGCCGCGTTTACGCAGGTCTTTTGCAAGATAGCCCTTGTCTCCATTATCCTCGCAGAAGATGCGTCCTGCGCTGAATGTGGCCCTGATCCGGCATATCTCGTCAAGGCAATCATCCACGTGCTTTCTCCATAGCCTGCCGTAAAGATAATACTTGCCGTCGCGCTTCTTGAAGATCGTCAAGGCCGTGTAATCCTCGCCGCCATAGGCCGCGTCCACGTGGCAGTCGCCCTGTTCCACCAGCGCGGGATCTCCGCCGGTCTGCGGATTCGTGAAGATGACGTCCTCCGAGGCGATGAAGCGCAGCTCGTAGTTGGCAGCAAACAGAGACGGGAGCATGCTGTCCTTCAGCGCCTGGATCTCTTCCGGAGAAATGACATCCGCCAGCGCCGGGTGATAGCAGTCGTACCTCTCCGGCGACGGCATGATGGAAAAAGCGTCATCCACATGCCACGGTGTGCCGGTATTGAAGATCTTCCCGTCCCTGTTCTTAATATTCTGCAGCTCCTGATATATCAGCTTTGTCCGGTCGCGCTCGGCCTTGCTGACCCGGTCATTGATATTGACGATATCGTCCGTAAAAATATAGTCAAAATGCTTACCCGTCAAAGATGACCCGATGCCGATGCCGACCAGCTGATTCGTGCCCTTTGTGTCCACCTGCAGATTCGTGCTGATCTCCGTGGCCGATTGCACCGTCAGCCGGAGCGTGACGCCATAGATGCATTGGACGAAATATATCGTATGAGGATCCTGAAGGATCTTTTGGACCTGCTTCAGAACCTCCTTAATGTCGCTGTCCGTCTTCCGCATAAAAAGCGTCCTTTTTGTCGGCAGAAGAATAACGATCAGCGCCAGCGCAACAGATACGCACGTCGTTTTGTACGTTCCGCGGCTCGCCTGCAGCGTCTTGTCCTCTTTTCCCCGGACCATATCGATGATCCATTGGTTATGCAAAGCTCCGAGCTTCGTAAATCCGAGCATATGAGCATATTTTACCGGATGCTTTATCAGAAAATTAACAGCTTCGTCTCTTGTCATTTCAATATTCCGGCTCTGAAAACTGTGCCGCAAGGATCCCGTTCTTCTTAAACATAAACCCCTGGAACACAAACGCTTTCACGCCGCCGTCGTCCTCCGTAGTCATATAATCCAGCAGCGCATTCTCTTCTCGCATAATGGCTGCCGAAATTTCCTCGTCCGTTTCGCCTTCATAAGTGAGTTCTTTTTCTATATACCCCCCCCGGTATATTTCAAGGTCAGCTTAATCTTTCTGATCACTCTCGGACGCCTCCTTCACCATCGCCTCCACGTCATCGATGACGCTTTGCTCAACTTCCGCGATCATAACCTTCTCCACCGGCTTAAATCCGGCCGTATCCCGCAAAAGCTCCCAATGCCGTGCGGATCCTTTCGACATTTCCTTAACGGCGACCGCGGCCATCAGCTCGGCGCCGCTCAAAGGGTTGCCGTTTTTGTCGGTCGTGGCCTGTGATTCCAGCCATGTTTGGATAACTTTTCGCAGGTCGGCCTTCTCTCTCCGGGTCTTTCCAGAGTTTATCCCGCCCTTCTTCGCTTCTTCTTGGCTTAGCTTATACTCTCCAGGCCTCAGATTTCGCTCATTTGCCATATCTCATCACCGCCTCCTCCAACCTTTGTATGTCTCGTTTATCATCCACATCACACGTATAATCGTTGATCACAACATAACTGTTATAATCAATACAATTCAGTGGCGCCGCCTGTATTACCTGCCACAATTCCCACATTATCGGTTTGCGCTTGAACAGCCCTCTGTCCTGATATTGTTTGGTCAGGCTTATCGCGCCTTTCAGATGTTCCGTATTTACTACCTTCAAAGCGAACGGTTCAGCCCACTTCTTGATGTATCCCCTTGCAAACGGAGGCGCCGATGCAAAGAACTGTATATCGTCTGTTTCTGTTTCGACTATCGTCTTTATCGCTTCGGGGCTGAATACCACATCACCGAATATATAGCATGTCGGCTCATCTGTCGGATAAAATGCATCGCACCAGTATCCGCTTGTTCTCCACGGGGCATATACCTTAAAGTCATTGCTATGCTCCAACACCGGCACACCCAGCCTTTTGAACGCCGGAATATTAGTGCTTATTGCGATATCCTCAATCCCGCTTTCCCTTAACAACCGTACAGTTCTGGATACGATCATCTCTCCGTTCAGCTTCTGTAATTGTCTCGGCATCTGCCATTGATGATACGCCCCTCCGCACATTATTATATATTTCATGCTTCTCTTATTACACCTCCCTCGCTGTCCACTCCATTCCGCACCTCGGGCACTTATGCGTTTTTATATTAACATCCTTCTTTACGATCTCGTCAAGGTCCTTCTGGTCAAAGCCATAATCGCCAAACTCGAAGTCAACGGCCTTCGCCATTTCCTCCTTCAGAAGGTCCTCATCCCACGCCGCCATCTCAGCCACCCGATTGTCCGCCAGACGAAACGCCTTTATCTGGTCTTCCGTCAAGTCATCCGCATAGACCACAGGCACCTGATCCAGTCCCAGTTTCAGCGCCGCAAGCCTCCGCGTGTGCCCGGATACGATCACCTTCTGCCTGTCAACGATGATCGGATTCTTAAATCCAAACTCCCGGATACTGTTCGCTACCGCCTCCACGGCCTTCTCGTTGTTCCTCGGATTGTTCTCATACGGCACCAGCTCACTGACGGCCATATAAACCACTTTCATTTCAGCCACTGCTCATATACCTCCGTCGCTATGTTCGCCATCATATTCGGCGGTACGCTCATCCCACAGACATACTGGACGCTGTTGCCGCAAAAATCATAGTCCTGCGGAAAACTCTGGACGTTGCGGATATCCTCATCTGTCATAATGGTCTTGTCCGCCATACGGTAAAGCGTCCCTCCGCTCGTTATCGTCTGGGCGACCTTATCGTCCTCCATGATCATCGCCGTATAATACCGGGTGCTGTCTCCCGCGACACGGTCCGCCACATAGGTCAGCTTGATATCTCCCGGTTCCGCTTTCTCCAGCAAGGCCTTTGCCACGGACGCGCCCTCCCCGAGCGGTTTCCCGTGCTCCGTTCGAACCTCCCCGAACAGGATCTCATCATATTTGAAATCCAGCTTCAGCTTATCATAGCCCTGATTGTTCGCGACGAAAAACACCCTTCTCCGGGTCTGCGGCACGTCCATCCGGGCGCTGTTCAGCTTGAAGATCTGCACCGCGTAACCGGCAGCGTGAAAACGGTTGATGATCTGGTTGACGTATCCCTTCGCGTTCCCATTTATCAGGCCGACCACGTTCTCCGCGATCACGATCTTCGGTTTCAGCTTCTCAACGGTATCCAGGAATACGAAAAAGAGGTCGTCCAGCGTCTGCTTCGCCTGGCCTTCTCGAAATTTCTTTTCTTTCCCCCATGTCTTTTCCCTCTGGCCGGCCGTGGAGAAAGTGGTGCAGGGAGGCGATCCGTCAAGGATATCCAGATGATACAGCTCCTCCGGCAGCCCATCCAGAGCGTTGAACTCCCGAAGGTCCATGCAGAAGTTGTATTTCGGATGATTGTTCTTGCAGTACATCTCGTTGACCTTCGGGTCGATCTCCACGTTCCCAAGGACCTGAAACCCGGCCCTTTTGTAGCCCATACTGGAGCCTCCGCCACAGGAAAACGTGGAAAAGACCGTTATATCCTTGTCCTGCTTTATATCTGATAAATTCCATTTCCACGAATATCTGTTCACCTTATCACCTCTTAATCATTAAAGCGGAACCCACAGGAAGGGCACTCGCACGCAAACTGATCGTCGGCAAAATCTCCCAGATCCAGCTCGCCGCCATCATCAAGCTCCTGCGCCTCCACTCCCGTGGCTCCGCTTTTATATCTATTTCCTTCATCGGTAGAGAACCCGAACGAACTCATATTGAAGGCTCCCACAAGCTCGTCCAGCTCACCGATCAGTTTTCCGAAATCCCAGGACGACAGTTCCTGCGTCTTGTTGTCTATCAGACGGAACGCTGCCACCTGCTCTTCCGTCAGGTCGTCGGCGATCACGCAGGGCACTTCCTTCAGGCCCATCTGCTTCGCCGCCTTGTATCTGGTATGCCCGGCTATGATCACCATATTCCTGTCAACCACGATCGGCACCCGCCAGCCAAACTCCTCAATAGACGCCCGTACATACTTTACAGCCTCGTCATTCTTGCGCGGATTCTTCTCATATGGCTTCAGATCCTTAAGTTTTACGATCCTGATATTCAGCTCTTTATTTTCCATCATCTCCACCTTCTCCCTTCTCAGTTATCTCCCCAAGCGGCACGTGACAAATGCTATTCGCCTTCATGTCGTGAATGATCGCAATATGCCGCACGGATCCGTCGTCATTGAACCCCAGCTCATACGCCTGCGGATAATACTCGATCCCCTTCCAAAGAACCCGCAGCCTGTCCGGTACCTTTTGACGGATCCCAAACAGGCCTCGCGTCTTTATCATAGCACATTCCCGGCACATGCGTAAATACTCCGCCCGGTCGATCATTTCTTCGGCCTCTTCGCAAAAATAATATTCTTGACCACGTTGTCCTCGTGCACTCCCCGGCCCATCGTGTGCAGGATCTCGTCGCTCCTGGCCTTCCATTCCTGATACTCCTGGCAGCCGGAGTGGCACCGGCGGCCATCAGCAGATACCCAGCGCCGGGGGCAGCCTTTGCACGGGCAGCTATTCGCGATCGGTGTCATTGTCCTTCCCTCCTTCAAAAAGTATTGTCTGCCCCGGCTTGTACTTAAGGCACTTGATCTTGTAGTCGTCCGTCGCTATGATCGGATTCTCGTGCTGCCTCAGCGGTATGCAGTAGGTTTCACCGATGACCGTCACCTTGTTCGTGCAGTCCTTGCAATCGAAAAGGTACTCGTACTTCATCCGCTCATTCCTCCATCTTCGCCCCGCAGTTAGGACAGTAGTTGTATTCTCCTTCGCCAAAAAGGAACGGTTTTGGATTCCAGTTAACATAGCCTCCACACATTGAACACTTGCGATAGCCGGAGACATCATAGGCACTCCACTTCCCGGGCTTCACAGGAACGGCATCTGCATCCAGTTTATCAAGCCATCCCATCTGCCAAAAGCGAAATAGTATATCGTCTATTACGGCCATCTCGTCCGGTGCCATTTCTATGTTGGTTGCATCTATCAACTTCTGCTTGTACTTCTCTATCAGTTCAAAGCGGTTATCTGTACATAATTCACTCATCGTCTACCTCCTCTTTCAGCCAGTCAAGAATAGCGTCTTTAGGGTCATATCCGTAAAGGTTTGTATGACAATCGTGCTTGTTAATCCACTCTGCCAATTCCTCGTCCGTCATAGCCCGGATGCGGTCGGCGTTGGTCTGCGATTTCTCTTTGAATTTTGAACAAGCCGTAATCGGCGGTATATGACCGCCAAATTGAGCCATGTCGCAGTATCTTTCGTGGGCGCATTTTTTGCAAATCATCTCTCGCCCTCCTCTGCCGGTATGATGGTTGGAGCATTGCGGACATAGGACGCATATATAATCGACAGACGCCCACCATCCCGGAGTAGTAAAACTTCGTGTTGCATCAGCGCATCCCTGTCTATCAAGTCCCCATGCGGCGGGACGGGGACGAGAGGGCATTTATCCATGCGCTTTTCTCTGATGGGGAAATTGTACCCGCGCTGTTCTTCCGTGATTCTGCATCTCGGATAATCGCCATAATCATCCAGTGCCCAACAGTTATCGCAACTTGTCGGCATCTCCATGCCCTTAATCAGAATGCTCATCGGCTTTCCCTCCGTCCATCTTTGCTCCGCAGTTACAACAGTAATGTGATAGTTCCTTAAAATCGTCTATGCCATAATCCCCAAGTGGATAATCCTCTCCGCACACAGAACAAGTGGCACAGGCAATATCAGTCCATCCGCACGGCTGTTGTGTTTCTTTCCAGTACCCGTGTACCACAGGCACGGCATCTATAGTTGGCATCTTGTCAATGTCGCTCTTCCATGCTCCCGGTGCTTCTTCTCCTGTTCCCTTAATCCAGTTTTCTTTGTAAAGCATCGTGTAGGGAATAGTGTCTGCATCAATCGGTCTCACAGCTATCCCCTCCCCTCGGATTCAGCACCGACAGAATATACGCCACCGCCGCCCCAGCGGCTTCGTCCCGCGTAAACCCGTTCGCCTCCATCTGCTCCCGGATCATCCCCGCCATCTCACAGGCCAGGCCGACAGCTCGAAAGATCTCATGCACTTCCTCGCTCATCTTCTGATTCTGTTCGCCGGCTGTCTTCTTAAATTTGTCTTCGTACTGGTCATATTTGATAGTCATTCGTCGCACACCTTCCTTTTCTTTTCTTCAATGAACTCCGGGCACAGGATCACATTGTAGGAATAGGCCACCCGCTTGCCCCTCCTCTCGGAGTCGTAGATCTCTTTCGGCTCCGCCCACCATCCTTCAACAGGAATAAACTCCCTGGACCAGCTGCACCCGGTTTTTCCTTCCGCACCGGGAACAGCTCGCACACATCTCCAGCATAAGGTCGCGCCTGCCACCCTTTTCACTCCCTTTGTACTCACTTGTTCACTTTCGGCCTCCGAAACTGTGAACGCCGAAAACCCTTGATTCTGCTCACTTTTTTGCCCTTTGTTCACGGTGTTCACGGTGTTCACACTCTTTTTTACGCGCATACGCGAGAAAAAACATAACTTTTGCCTCTCGGTTATATATATCTCACGCATTAAAGAGTGTCATTTTTACTGTGAACACTGTGAACACTGTGAACATTAATACGGAAGATCTTCCAGATCCAGCTCCTCCACAGGCCCATCGGAGGCTGTCCAGTCCTCCTTCAGGCACACCGTATTCAGCACGCTGCCGGAGATCCTCGCCCTCTTTGTTCGCCTCCCGTCGTTGGTGTCCAGAAGCCCCTGACGGCTTGCCCACGCAAGGAAGGAGGCGGAATTGAATCCGGCCGCCGACATCTCGCGATCAAAAACGGATTTCACAAAGTAGATATATCCGTTGTCCTTCTTCCCCCAGACCTCCACTTTGTACTCGCCGAAATCGTTGGAGGAAAAATGCGACGGGTTCCGGGCGACCAGCTCGTAGATATAATCCAGCGCGCGCCGGTTGACGTTGACCTCCTCGCGCTTTGCCATGATCATCTCCATCTCCCCGACGGTCAGCGCGTTCCCGTCCTTGAATATCAGCTCCGTGACCAGCGCGTCCGCCGCGAGGATCGCGCTCGCAGAAGCCGCCTGCTTGTCCGTAGAATCGCTTTTCAGCAGATCCCTATAAAATTCCTTTTGCAGGTTGTTCACACGCTCCAGAGCGCCCTCAGATTGCAGATAGGCCACAAACTCACGCCCGGCCCAGCCATAATTGTCATTGATCACGGAACAAAGCCATACAAGATCGGAGAAGACCTTGTCCGCGCACTCGAACTCTATCACCCTGTTGACAGCACCTCCGCCGGAATTGGCGTTGCTGATGGGGTGCTCGCCGTTCGTGATGATGCAGTTTTTCCAGGTGTTTTGACGCTGAAGGCCGCCGGTCTTCGCGCCTCTGGTCCTGCCCACGCCCTCCGTCAACTGGTAGATCGTTTTGTCAAAATCCTTGACGCCGGCAGCGCTCTGGATCTGGAGCTCATCGAGGCACATCGGCAGAGAATTGAGGAAGCTCGCCGTCATCTCCTGACCGACGGACGTGGAATTAAACGTGCTCACATATTCCCCCATCTTCGGCGAGGCCCACACCGACGCCGCCACCAGAAGGCCGACGGTCTTGCCCGTCTCCGTACCTCCCCACGCATGCAGGAAGAACGGCAGCAGGCCGCACGGCTCCAAAATGACCGACGCAAAGGACGCCGCCAGGAACAGCCGTCCGGGCGTCCTCTCCGCCCTCAGCTTCAGCATCGCATCCAACCACTTCTGACGGTCACCGCCTACCCGGACCGCATTGAATATATGCCGGAAGTTCGCTTCGCCGTCAAAGATCAGGTCCTCAAAGTATGGGCTGAACCCGTGGGCCACGACCCAGCCAAGACGGCCGACGGATTTCTGCTCCGGGATCACGTCATAATTCAGCTCCTCCATGTCCAGCAGGTAGGTCGATAACTGCTTCGCGTTGTCGGAATTGACCATGATGCCGAACGCCGCCAGCTGAAGGATTTGAGACGATGACGCGATAACGGATTTCTCCGCGATTATGCTCCTCCACACCCGGCCCTTTCTGTAGGCGATTTCCAGCCGTTCTTCCCCACTATCAATATTTATCAGCCGCCGGATCGGCAAAATCGCGTGACGGCAGATCGTCTCCGTATAACCGAACTTATCCAGCCTGGCCACGCCGTTCTCGTTGCAGATATACTCTCCGGACAGGAGCTCCATCGGCTGATTTTCGAACTCGGTAGATCTTCCCACCACCTCGCCCTCACGGCTTTTCACGCTCTCGCAGTAGGCGTTGAAGAGCGCCACGAAGCACCGGACACCAACGGCACCGGCCTGCACTTTCATCCGCTGCGTCAGCTGCTTCAGAAGGAACTTGTCCTCTTTATAGGTGTAAAGCCACTCATAAGGGGCGGAACTCGTATAATAATCCTCAGCACTGAACTGCGGGATCATAAGTTCATTGTCCACGGTCTCCCACCTTTTCCAAAATAAAAATCCCCGCCCGCCCAGGGGCAAGTCCGGGCAAGTGGGGAAATGGTTGGCAGTATTAGCGTAGCTGATAGTAGCTTGCCCTTTACTACCAACTACCTCATTATAACGTCTGTTCGTCGGTAATTCAATACCTTTTTTCGAATTCCATCAGGCGGTCCGTCGCCTCATCCAGCTCCGCGCCGGCGGCGTCGATCCATTGGACGGCGCAGACGTATCCGTCCATATAACCGTCCTCCGGCCTTTTTGGGGCCATTTCTCTCTTCAGCTTATCCAACCACACCCACAGGGTCAAAGCTGATTCGTATGCCGCCTGGAGCCTCTCGTGCTTCGCCTGACGCTCCTGCTGGGCCTTGCGTCGCTCGTAGGCTTTTCGCTCGGCCTCCCGCTGTTGCTCAAACGTCATCTTCTCGCCTATCGGGAGCCCAAGCCGGAAGTCCTCGTTGATTTTCTTCTCCGCATCGACAAAGGTCAGGCCGAAATACATCATTACAAAATCGATCACGCTCGACCCGGCCCCGCAGCCGAAGCACTTCCAACCCTTATCACCGGGGTAAACCTTCAAAGACGGCGTTTTCTCTCCATGCAGCGGACAGCAGACGAACCCGGCCCTGTTCACCTGAAAGCCATAAAACTCGAACAGCTCCCGCGCCGTAACCGCGCTGCGGATCTCTTCCGCATAATTATTCATTCTTGCCCTCCAATAATTCAACGATCTTCTTCCCGGTGCTGCGCCTGGAGCAGAAAACGAACTCCACGCCGTAGCTGATATGCGCCCGATAAATCTGCTCCATCAGCGCTCGCCCGGAAACCGGAGAATACGGACTGTTCCACTCAGCGACATCTTTGATGGTCTTCACCTTGCCGCCGTGCTCGCATAGGACGATCAGCTTCAGACCTTGCTCGTACGCTCGCCTGACCTCTTTCCAGAACCGGCTCTTGTCTGCTCGGTTCATAAGGTTGGTCGCCAGCTCGGAAAGGTTCCGCTTCGTGTCTATCGCGATCCGTCCGCCAGGCACCTGATAGTCTCCGACGTCCAGCTTCTGCCGGATCAACTCGATTCCGTGATTCTCGCAATAGATCCGCACGTTATCATGCTTTCCTTCCTTGTTTCGAGTATCCTCTATGATGGTCACGGACATCGCCTCCCACGCCGTCAGTATAAACAGCGCGGGAGACGGTTGTCAAATGTTAGAACGGGAGCTCCCCGTCGTCGACGTCCACAGGATCGAGCTGACCAGCTGCAGGAGCAGCCGCAGCCTCGCCGGTCTTCTTGCTGATGGTGAAGGTCGCGCTTTCCACGACCACGTCCGTCCGGTAGACCGTGCGCCCGTCGTCACCATCGAACTTGCTCGTCTCGATCCGCCCGTCAACAAGGATCGGGTCGCCCTTCTTGAAATATTTACAGATGAAAGACGCCGTATTGCGCCACGCCTTCAAGGACGGGAAGTCCGCCAGCCGCTCCTCGCCGTTCTTGAAGTTGCGGTCTACCGCCAGCGTGAAATTACAATACTCCACGTCGCTCTGCGTTTTCTTCAGCTCCGGGTCTGCGGTAAAGCGCCCCTCCAGAATAACCTTGTTGTATCCCATGTCATTCTCCCTTCAGCGCCGCGGTCAGCTCCTTGGCTTCCGGCTCAGCAGCAAACCACTCCGAGATCTTGCTCTCGCCGCCTCTGATGGCATTAAATATGCCGATGTACTCCACGAAATCCTCCGCTGTCATCGTGTCAACCTTGCGCTTCAGACGCCGCTCGATCTGTTCCTGCGTAACGCCCAGCTTCGCGAACTGGACGATCATTTTCTTGACCCGGTCGATCAGCGGCTCCTCATTGTCGCCGGCCAGCGTCTTCTTGCACTCGGCTATGCACCCATCGACGTACCACGCCGGAAGAATCGCAAGGATCCTGGCCCTCATGCGCCGCGTTGCCATATTGGCGTTGTTCTCGTAGATATCCCGCTGCGAGGAAAGCGAGACCATCTTTTTGTCTACCTCCCTCTGGTGGGGATTGGTAAAATTCTGCACGCTCTGGGCGTTCGTCTCCAGATCCCACGCATACGCCTGGAGCTCGCTTTTGCCCTCGTCCTGGCTCAGTTCCTTAATGCCATAATCGATATTGCCCCAGCACCTTGCCAGTTCCTCCGCGAACCGGATCGTCGGACCTTCCACAGTCTTCCCGGCCCTCGGATAGGCGTAAAACGCCCGCTTCGCCATCGACTTCCGCTGACAGGCCTGAATCGCTTTCGCATACGCCGCGACCTCATCACGCGGAAACCTCTTCGCGATCAGGAGCTTTCCCTGCGCCTCAGCGACCGCTCTGGACGCCTCAATGGCCACGGTGCCCTGATTGATCTTGTCTGTCGGCAGTCCACCAGACGCCGGAACGCTCACGGCCTCCTCCAGCCTATCTACGACCTCAATCTGCTCGTTTTCTGTTTTACTCATATTCTTTACCCTCCAATAATGAAATGGCTATATCGCACATTCTGATGCCCTCAGACCAGTCCTCGTTCATCTCGCACCCGTTAATCTCCGGCGCCTGCTCGTAGCGATCACGTTCTTCCTTGAAGAACTCCACCGCATCGCTGCCCTTCTTCTCGCGCGACCCCGGCCAGAGCTTTTCGGTACACGCCTCCAGCGCCGCCTCAAAATACGGCACGATCGCCGCGTTGCCGTACTGGCTGCGCTCAAACTTCAGCTCGTGGATAAAATACTTCCGGGCGTCCAGAAGATCCTGCCTGCTGATCTCTTCCATTATTCCACCTCCCGCGCCAGCCACGCCGGCAGCGCCAAATTGTTGATCACGTTGTGCGGCCCGAGATAGCCCCACCAGTTGCCGGTCGTCCTGCAATCGTGATACGTGCCGAGCAACTCCCGAAATATATCCTGTCCGCGCCTCAGAAAGACTTCGTCCGCCTTAAGGACGTTGACGGCATAGGGCGCCGTCTTCTCCTGCGCGATGAATACAAAGAGCGGATCCTTGCCCGTCATCGCCTTGAAGGCCTCGCTGTACATCGCCGCCTGAAAGTCATACCCGTAATTGACGGCCGAGCGCATGAAGGCGTCCGTCGCCGCATTTCCTGTCGTCTTATAATCTACGATCACCGGCTGACCAACGACCTCCGTCAGGCAATCCAGCCGCACCTTGCAGGCTTCTCCCGTCAGCTCGTCCGTCCAGAATATCGGCATCTCCTTCTCGCCTTCCAAAAGCCTGGAGACAAACCCGACGGATCTTGCGGCCTCGACCATCTGCAGGATCACGTCATAATCTTCCTCGTTGATCGGCTCTCTGCTCCCGAGGGACTCCAGAAACGCCGCGTGCGCCGCTTTCCCTTCCTTGGTCCTGCGGTCCACCGTGGGCGCTACCACATACTCATCGCCCCATCTGTCCGGCTCCAGAAGCATCTTGTGAGCGGCCGCACCGAATATCAGCGCCGGCGTCGGCACTTCCGGATGCTCCTGATAGTATTTGAATTTCTCAGGGCTTTCGCGGATCCTCCACAGCTCCGACCGGGAGATCCCTTCGGCCTTCCTGTACTCCGCCTCAGTCATTCCTCGACCCTCACATCCTGCAGGAGGATGAATCTGGCGTACGCGCTCATCGTCATCCCCATAGACTCGGCCCTCTTTTTGATGGCCTCTTTTTCCCGCGGGTCCAGCTTGATCATAAAACTCTCGTCCCGTTTCCTGTTCGCGACTCGATAAGTCCTATCCAAGCCCTTTCAGCTCCTTCTCTATCTGTTTCTGCCTCTCGGCGAACCGCTCCACGTCTTTTTCAAAAAGCCTCTTATCTCTCCACCGGCCCAGCGCATCCCATATCTCATCAAACTGGCGGTCGATCTCTGTCATCGTCTTCCCGTCGACCTCAGCGTCGACTACGATATGGATCCCGCCGCCGGAATGCCATCCGCCGCCCTTGCCGGGCACATAGACCGTGATCTTGCACTCCGGTGTCCAATCAAACCAGAGTGCCTCACCGATCTCCCTCTGGATCTCCAGGACACTCCGGAAGATTTCCACGGCGTTCTCATCGCAGATCTTCTCCCGATCGATCCTGTCAAGCTCCGGCTCCGGAAACTCCGGCTCCACAATGTCCTGATAGCTTTTCAGCCCGCAATCTTCCATTATTCTACCTCCGTCCATGACCGGAACTCCGCCCGCCGGTTCCAGTTCGTCACGGCCACCAGCGTTGACTCAGATGCGTAATTGACAGGACCTTCCGCCCCGCACGCCAGGCACCGGATCCTCAGGACCTTCTTCCCCATGACCTCGGTCTCTACAGCCTCGATCCTCTGACTCTCACAAAACGGACATTCTCTCGCTTTCATTTCATAACCTCCTTTACTTGTTTTCCAGCCAATGACGGCCATTCTCATCAAGCTCGTCGTCGCCATCGTGACAATCCCACCATTCCGGATCTCCAGCCGGGACGTCCGAGTCATCATACACGACCTCCGGCGGCTGCCGCCTGTCCTCGGCTTC